GCCCGCTGGGGGCTTCCTCCGGGTGTTGACGCCATGTTTGCGTCGCATTCGGTTTCGAGGAGTGTGCTGCAATGACCATTAATCGGACGCGGGAAACCGGCGACATTGTCAGCGCCGACTTTTCCGCAACGCACTCAGGGCCCGGTGTTACCCCTGGTGACGAGATTCATACTCGTCCTTTTACTACCAGTGGTACACAGTTTTCTCGCATAGCTGACGAAATCGGTAAACCGATTAGAAAGCCGAGCGGTTACTGTATACCGAAGCCCGTTAAGCATCATCGAGTCAAGGTGAGATACCTCAACCCGTTGCTTGAGTGGCGTCGTCTGTGGACACAGTTACACCCCGAATGGGGTTTCCAAACTTGGAACGCTGTGTCTTCCGAAGTCCCGCTGGACTGGAATTATCTTACCAGCCCGGCGAGGTTGCAGCACTTTTTGTCCGACTTGCCCGCTCATGCGCTCCGGACACACTCTCTTGAAGCGATTAAACGCTTTGAGACACAGTTTCCGCAGGAGATTTCGATTCCGAATTTCCTGTATGAACTGCGCGAGATCTCGACATTGGGTTCTCTGATTCGAGATCACAGCGGTCCGTGGTGGCAGAGAGTCAAAAACGCCCCAGGCGACTTGTTGAACTGGGAGTTCGGCTGGAAGCCGTTCGCCGCAGATCTCATCAAGTTAGGGAAGCTGACGAAGACGATTGAGGCTCGCTTAGAGCATCTTAAGTCGACGTTTGGCAAGGTCACCCGTCTCGGCTATGAAGTCGATGACTGGTATGACTTTCCCGAACTGTTGCCAACTCCGTACCCACAGCCAGCGTGGCGAGGGTTGCAAACGGAGCTTAGGGTGTCCAGTGTCAAAACAAAGCTGAGAATTCAGGCTTTGCATCGCCATAGGATTCCATACCTTGGCGACATCACTGGTAGACTACGGGCCTTCTACGGCGCCCTCGGTTTAGGAAATCCACTGCTAGTTATGTGGGAAGCAATTCCCTATAGCTTTGTCGTGGACTACTTTATCGATGTTGGCGGCGCGCTTGAAGCCTTGGGAAATCTCCAAGATGAGACTGTCCCTTGGGACATCTGGGATGTATCATGGTCGTCTAAGACCACGGTCGTCTTCGATGTGTTTCAAGTAAACGCTCCTCCAGGCGACCCTTATTGGGGTGACTGGAAGATCGGAGAAGTGGAAGTTGTTAATTACAGTCGGACTCCTGGCTATCCGGAACTAAGTTGGTTGACTGCCAACCTGATTCCGTCTCCCCAGCAAGCAACGTTAATCGCTGCTTTACTCCTCGCTGAGTAGTGTAGCGAAGGCAAGGTGCCACATGTCGTTTTCGGACCAGCTCGTCTTGGATGACGAATTCGGCGCTGTTATCGGAACGTTTAACCTCGTCGCGAAAGACGTGGCCATGACGTCCCGTGTAGACGCCGCTTCGACCGCCGCTCAGCCACGTCACCTTATTACCCGTCATCAGATGGGGAACGGTGCGAAGGCTGTAGATCGTCATACCGTCAGCGTCCAAGAGACGCGGATGGATAGCAACAACGCCTCGTTTCAGGCGACGACTTCATTGTCGATCGTCCTGCCACGAACGTCTGCTTTCGATCTCGCTCGGGTTCGTCAGGACCTTCAGATCCTGATCGCATATTTGTGCGATAGCCATACGGCTCCGAACATCAGCAGCGATAACCTCGCGGCCCTCCTCCGTGGAGAGTCGTAAGGCTAGGTCGTCTGGTCTCCGCTTTCCGCTTAGCATCCTGCTGGGGGCCTTTTTGGCCCACCTGGCAAAACAGCTGCGCAGAGCGGAGCATGTGGCTATGGAAGGTCACCTTGTTTGGTCACCTCGAAAAGCCATACTGACTTTTATGTCAGCCTTGCGATCAGCATACTCGGATGCGATCCGCTTCATGTCGTCTCACCCCGAGATCTCCGAAAAGATACTGCAGTTATTACTGACAGAACTCTTGCGGAGGGCCTTTCCTTCCTTACCAGGACTTTGCCAAAACTTGGCAAGGCTCTGGATGAGGGATTAACAGGCGGCCGACTCAATGTTCCACAAGGCTTTAAAATAGCCCATGGGACAACAAGTATGCCCGCGTTTATGCGGGCGTACTTTAGTCGGGTCTTCAGGGAAGACGGCGAAGTCCTGGCCGAAGCATGCCCAGCGAGTGTGGCACACATTCGTCAGGTGTGTTTTCTTGCGTACAAGCTAGAGCTCCCGTTTCGTACGGAAGATTGCGACAAGGTCGTTGCTTCTTTCGTCGACAACGAGGAGTCCTTGGCACGACTCGAGCTTGAGGAATCTCCGGTTTTAGACGGAGCTATGTACCTCATCCGAGACGTTTTCTTTGACTTTGATGTCAGAGATATTGTCCCGCGACATGGTCCAGGAGCGGTAAGCACTGGTGAGAAGTTGGATGATAAGTGGCAGTTCAAACGCCACGTAAATTCAATTCACCAGATGTTCCCCTACTACGAATATTTCGTAGCTGGAGGTAGTTGCGAATTGGTTGATCGGCTCGAGTGGTACAAAAGCCTTCATCGTGTACAACACGGTGTGGCTAAGGTGGTTCTCGTGCCGAAAGACTCCCGCGGTCCGCGCTTGATTTCCTGTGAACCATTGGAAAACCAGTGGATCCAACAGGGGATTATGCGCAAGATGATACCCCACATTGAGTCTCATCGACTCACTCGTGGAAGGGTCAACTTCTCGGATCAGACGATCAATCGCGAACTCGCCCTAATCGGTTCGAAAACCGGCGGGGTGGCGACGCTTGATTTGAAAGATGCGAGTGACCTCGTCTCCATGCAACTGGTCAGGGCCCTTTTTAAGAAGGTTCCCTTAGTCCTAAGAGCATTGGAGGCAGTGCGGTCGGCAGCGACAATACTCCCTTCTGGGGAGGAGATTCTGCTTCGCAAGCACGCGCCGATGGGGTCAGCTTTATGCTTCCCAATTATGGCGATGTCTTGTTGGGCAGTAATCGTGTCTGCCGTGGCGAGGGCCACGCAACGATTGCCGCAGTCAGTCGGGAAGTCTGTGTTTGTCTACGGCGACGATATTATCGTTCCCGTTGAATGGACACAGATCAGCATGCAAGCGCTTCATGATGTTGGTCTAAAAGTCAACATCGCAAAGTCTTGCTCCACAGGTTACTTTCGTGAGTCGTGTGGCATGGACGCCTTTAAGGGTGTCGATGTCACGCCCACGCGTTTGCATACCTTGTGGACCGGGATGCCGTCGGACGGGAGCGCATACGCATCGTATATCCAATATGCCAATAACCTGTTGGCTAAGGGCTATCGCGATGCGTACGACTTCTTACTGGTGAGGCTTAGTGCAGTGTACGGTGGGATACCGTACGGTACTGAGACCGCCCCTTATCCAGCGTTAGTCGTTCCTGACGTCAAAGTAGCAGTTGCCCGAAATAGGCGACTGTTCCGTAGACGCTTTAATGCGCAACTTCAGCGGGAAGAATTCCTCCTTTCTAAGGTGGAAAGCCGACGTTTAACGTCGACTCTTTCTGGCTGGCCTCGCTTGCTGCGCGATTTCGTCGCACCACCAGGCGATGACCCGGACGTGTTGGTTGTCCGTCGCTCCAACAGAATAAAGCGACGGTGGATGCCAGTGTTTTAAGTGCTGGCATGATGGGGATCGGCGGGGCACACAGCAATGTGTGAATTGCAGGGGCTCCCCGCCCCTA